GACACTAATAAATTGTATGTATTTACAAGCTCAGGATGGCAAGCTGCTCAATAGTTTTGACAATCAATAATCACTAACATAAAAATATAATCACTAATGGCTAACATACTTCAACAAATCGGACAGACCGTTAAGTCGAAGTTGGATGACAAGGTAGATAAAACGGACGCTGTGACGGACTTCTTAAAGTCTATTCTCGGCTTCCCTGAAGATACCGTTTCACCCGATGTAGACACGGCAGCTAACATATCAGCAAGAACAAGCGACGACGTCGGCACTATCATGTACGGAAGCGATACTTACGATCTCTACGTATTTGACGGTAGTAACTGGCAAGTCTATAACAACAGCTAAACATGAGCGATATTACAGTAATTAACGACAGCGAACAATCATCGCTGGTAACTAACGGACTCGCTAAGAATGGTGAGTTATATTTGAAAGCTGCTGGTAGTACCGATGCAGGTGCTATTGTTGTATACGACAGCGGAGTGTGGAGAACGTTTGCTAATGAAGCTTCTAGTTTTAGTAACACCTACAGCGTAAGCTTTGATGGAACTAATGATTATGTAGACACAGGAAATAAATTTGATTTCATGCAGCAGACTATGAATTTTACTATTTCTGCTTGGATAAAATTTCAAGACTATACACTAGCTAGAAATCAATATATCTTGCATACAACGGATTCAGGAAGTCGAGTTGGTTTTATGCTTTGGTTCGACAATAGGAGTGGTCTAGATTATCTAAGGTCACGTATAGCTCCTACATCAAGTACAAATGCTTATGCTCAAAGTACGTATGCTATTAGTGATAATAATTGGCATCATGTAGCAGTGACTTGTGCACAAGCAGGATCAATAAGATTGTATTTGGATGGTTCTCAATTAGATTTTTCTTCAGCACCTAGTACAACAACCGCCACCGCTCAGCATAATTTTATTATTGGCGGTGCGTTAGACACTTCTGGTCAAATCTTCCTTCCGTTTCAAGGTAATATAGATGAGGTAGGTATTTTTAATACGGAATTGAGTTCATCGGATATAACTAGTATATACAACAGCGGATCACCTGACGATTTATCTTCTCTTAATCCCGTTAGCTGGTGGAGAATGGGTGATAACGATGGTGGCACAGGAACTACAATCACAGACCAAGGAAGCGGAGGAAACGACGGTACGCTTGTTAATAGCCCAACCTTTTACGATCTAAGCACAGCACCTGACAGCATCTATGTTGCGTAACCATTAAAACACTATGAGCAATAGACAATATGTAATTCTAAATGCTGATGAAGTAAGTACCGTTAACTTTGACGAAGTACTTGAAACATCAGTGGACACACTAAGATATAACGTGGCGGGTGATCAGACCTTTGTTAAATACGAAGGAGCTAAACCACGATGCCTATACGGAAAAGATACACTCTCTCACTCGGCTATGTTGACCGTGTTGGCAGGGGAAGCTTGGACACAACCTATGGAGGAACTATAAGACAATGGCTACTTTAAATACAGTCACATCATCCACCCGTCCCGCTTCACCAACTGCTGGTGAAACATACTTTGAGACGGACACTAATAAGATTATCATTTGGGACGGGTCTGCTTGGACAGAGCTTGTTTCGGATGGTACTGCTTAACTTTAACCATCAATACTAACTATAGTTAATAAATAATATGCCAGATACATCATCTATATTCTATCAAATCGGTCAATCGACCAAAAGTGCTATTGCCGTAGAAACTTCACGTGCAGAAGCTGCTGAAGCTACATTACAAACGAACATTGATTCGGAAGCCTCCAGTCGTGCAAGTGCTGACTCTACCCTGCAATCTAACATCGACAGCGAAGCTTCTAGCCGTGCGTCTGCTGATACTACCTTACAAGGTAACATTGACAGTGAAGCAAGCAGCAGAGCATCCGCTGACACCGCTCTTCAAGCAGCCGTAGACGCTGTTGAGACTGGTGCTGGTCTTGGATCGGACGGGTCTTACACAGCTAACTCCTCAACCAACTACATCACATCTGCTGGTTCTTTGGTTGCTGCTGACGAAGCTCTCGATGCACAGATCAAAACTAACGCTGACGCTATCTCTTCTGAAGCAAGTACTCGTGCATCTGCCGATACCACCCTTCAGTCTAACATTGATAGTGAAGCTTCTTCTCGTGCTAGTGCTGACACAACTCTCCAAAGCAACATTGATGCTGAAGAGACTGCCCGTCAATCCGCTGACTCGACCCTTCAAACAAACATCAATGACGAGGCTTCTGCTAGAGCTTCTGCTGATACGACTTTACAGTCCAATATTGACGCTGAAGAAACTGCTCGTATCGCTGCTGTTAGTGGTGAAGCTACTGCCAGATCATCTGCTGATACAACCCTTCAAGCTAACATTGACGCTGAAGCTTCCACTCGTGCAGCTGCTGTTTCCAATCTTGATAGCACAAAAGCTAATCTTAGTGGTGCTTCCTTTACTGGAGACGTAAGCGGAACTAACCTTGTACTTAGCGGTAACTTAACTGTTCAAGGTACAACTACCTCGCTTGAAACAACCAACTCCCAAGTTAAAGACGCTATCATGCTTCTCAATGACGGAGCTGGTTCCTCGGCTAACAACGGTAACGACGCTGGGTTTATCATTGAGCGTGGTTCTTCTGACGACGGTAACATCGCTGCTGTTTACGACGAAGGTGAAGATAAGTTCGCTTTCTACAAAACTTCAGCTGGTGCTACTTCTACTGACATCAGTGGAGACGACAGCAGTGCTACCTTGATCGACGTTAAAGCTAACGACGTTGTTCTTGGTGACGGTAACAATCTTGGATCATTGGCTGACTTTACAGCTGCAATGGCCTAACACTTGAGTTTGCTTAATGAGTGCGAAAGGTAAAAAAAGAGATACTGCATCTCTAACTTTTCGTCTCACAAGCTCACAAAAGAAGGAGGTAGCTGGGATCGCTAATACGCTCGGTCTCAGCTCCTCCGCTCTTTTACAGATGTGGGTAACACGAATCCTTAACAATATGAACGGACGTGGTGACCACTCTGAGATGCCGAGAGACAACAAATAATACTTATGAAGGATCACGTAGAAGGAGCTAAACTTGCAGACAGTTATACTGATCTGTGCAAAGGTGCAGTAGGTTACATGAAAGCTATGGAGGAATACAACCCGGCTCTTATGAACGCTGTCGGTAAATGGTTAAAGGATAACAACATCACGGTAGATAATCGTAGTGGTACTCCTGTTAACGATTTAGCTAATGAGTTCAAAGCGTTACCGTTCCCTCAAGAACAACAAGACGATATACCCATCGAGAAACAACTTTAACTTCTTACTACATTCCCTTATACTTCAAAGGAGTCGGCATCATAACGTCGGCTCCTTTTTATTTGATACGATGAAGAAGAAACACCAAGAGATACCACCACAACTACGAGACTTTAGAAACTTTCTGTGTCTTGTTTGGCGACACCTTAACCTGCCTGACCCTACTCCGTTACAGTACGACATGGCTTTATACTTGCAAAATGGACCCCGTCGTTCCGTTATTCAAGCATTTCGTGGGTGTGGTAAGAGCTGGATAACCTCAGCATTTGTTGTTCATCAACTACTACTTGACCAAACAAAAAACATACTTGTTGTGTCTGCCAGTAAGAATAGATCAGATGACTTCTCCACTTTTACATTACGTCTGATACAGGACATCCCATGCCTACAACATCTACAACCATCAGAGAACCAACGGTTCAGTAAGATAGCTTTTGACGTTAACGGTGCTCCTGCTTCTCACGCACCCTCCGTTAAGTCGTTAGGAGTAACATCCCAGCTGACTGGTTCCCGTGCTGATATAATCGTAGCTGACGACGTAGAAGTACCGTCTAACTCTCAAACACAAGGACTACGGGATAAGCTGGACGAAGCCGTCAAAGAGTTTGATTCTATTATAAAGCCCCTAGAAAGCTCTAGGATTGTATTTCTTGGTACACCCCAATGCGAGGACAGCCTGTACACTAAACTGGCAGAGAGGGGCTATGAGCAGCGTGTATGGCCCGCACAATACCCAAAGGAGGAGGACGCTGATAACAACTACGGTCCAGCCCTTGCACCCTTTATACGAGATAACATAACTCCTGAGACCACAGGCACATCCACAGAACCCTTACGCTTCAGTGATATGGACCTTGAAGAACGTCAGCTGTCTTACGGTCGTACCGGGTTTGCGTTGCAGTTCATGTTAAACCCTAAGCTGAGTGATCGTGACCGTTATCCCCTAAAGATTAACGACCTTATCATTCACGACGTTGACGTTGATACCGCCCCTGAAAAGATCGTGTGGTCCAGTGACCCTGAGAAAGCAGATAGAACACTACCTAATGTAGGACTGGCAGGAGACCGCTACAAACGTCCTAGCAGTCTTGTAGGAGAACTAATACCGTACACAGGGTCTGTCATGTCTATTGATCCTTCTGGACGGGGTAAAGACGAAACGGCTTACGCTGTCGTAAAGATGCTTAACAGTCAGTTGTTTGTACCAGATGCTGGTGGTATTAAAGGAGGGTACGACGAGGTGACGTTAAAACGTCTCGTCTCCATTGCTAAAAACAACAAAGTTAACAAGATCGTTATAGAGTCTAACTTTGGTGACGGTATGTTTATG